GAGGCTCTTGATAACGAACACCTTCCACATCCAATGCGTTGAGAATGTATCTTTTCTTTGCAGTCCAGATACCCTTGTCTGCAATCACCTCTCGTGCCATCTGCATCTTTTGGTCGAATGCATTTACATACTCAGCAAGAGACTGATAACACGAATCAATAAAAGGTTCAATCTTCTCTTGAGCCACTGTGTCAAGGAAGTCCACGGCCCGCCCACGATACGAAGCCTCCGACTCTCCTTCTCGTTCTTTAAGCACTTTATTAATAAGTTCGTCAAACCTAATGTATACTGAATCCGTATCTGACGCAATAACATAGTCTACTCCTGTACTATTTAGCAACTTGTTCAGATACCCATTCAGTGCTTGTTCAATCCACCGAATAGATAACTGACCAGAGGTTGTAATACCTTCAGCAATCCTCAAGTCATAATAACGAAACCACTCATTACCAATCGCACCATAAGCAGAGTTCAATGAAATCTTTCTCGCCATCTGGATGTTATGATAACGACTGACATCGTTTAGATACTTGGGGTCTTTGGTATCTTCATATTGTTGTTTTGCCGTCAACATCTTTTTCTTGTAGATGGTACGGTCATTGTACATCTCTTGCATCATCTGTGGAAGAAAGCCTTGTTCCTTCGTTCTGAACAATGCACCATTAGGTGTACAAGTTACATTTGCACCTTTGAGTGGTGACAGGTCATGTTTCTTTTCCAACAACTCATCAACAGACTTGTCCTTGTCAAACTCCATAGTTTTAGGAAGCAACATTTCTGGTGAGATGTTGTACTGCATAATCAGATGAGGATACAGAGAGTTCAAGTCAAAAGACATAACCCATTTGTGTTGGCCCACTTGTGGATCTTTTACATACGCACCCACATACTTCTCGTTCTTGCTTTCACTCCTAGTCTTTTGAGGAATAATAATCTTACGTTTGAGAAGATGGTTGTAGATTAGTACATCCCAATACTTAACAGACGTAAATGCATCAGACATATTTACCTTTGCCTCATAGGTCATAGTCAGAAGCAAGTCGATGAGTTTCATCTTAGAATCAATTTTGTCCACCAACTCAACGTCCATGATGTTGTAGTCAATGAAAGACTGATAGTCTTTAGTATACCACTCACGAAATGTATCGTATGGATTATCATCTTTGCGTTCGCCTAGTTCAACAAAAGCAATATGGTCAAGACGATATGATTCTTGATTAGAATAAGTAAACTTCTTGTAGAGTTGTAGATAGTCTAGGTTAGACACACCAAGGATTTCATACACTTGGTCTTTACGTCCAAAACCAGAGTTTACCATCTTAGCATTTACAATACCCCAAGGTGATAGACGTTTCATAGCCTCTTCACCCATTTGAGAATTGATACGGTTACAGATATATGGTAAATCAAAGAACTCAGTATTCCAACCAGTGATAATATCTGGGTGGTCATTCTCCCACCAGTTTACAAAACGGGCAAGAAGTTCACGTTCAGTTGGACACTTGATGTATTCTACATCATCTCTATCAGTATGGTAATCGTGCAAACCCCAAACAGTGATTGTATCTTTCTGATGGTCTTTGACCGTGATAGACAACATTGGTTCTGCTGCTTGGTCTGCATGAGGGAAACCGTTCTCACACTCAACCTCAATATCAATAGTGATAATCTTGAGTTGCTTAGAATCGAACTCAATCTGGTTTGGATAAGTTTCTGATAGATAGGTGTAAGGAAACTGTGTCATACCATACACTAGGTGTGGTTGACTTTCGTACTGTGATACAAACTCTTTTGCCTCCTTGATAGAAAGGAAGGGCATAGGATTTACGTTCTGCCCCTCTAGAGTTTTGTATCCAGTTTCACCTTTGCAAGGCACATAGAGAGTGGGTTCGTACTTAACCTTGAAGTTAGAACGAACACCATTCTTTACGGCACGAACAAGTAATTGATTGCCCCACTGGGCGATATGTGTGTAGAAGTTCATTATGTAAATATACCACTAATTAGGGGTAATGTCAAGAGAAAAGAGTCATTTGTTCCTGTGATGAAAAATGCTTATCAATCATATCAATAATGTCTTGTGCATCAGCAATCTTTGTCAGTTCTGCTTCTACTGCTTCTGCTATATCTGAGTGTTCTCCGATACCAGCAGGGTTCTTCATGTAGACTGCAACATTAGCTTTGTGTAGTGCAATCTTACCTTCGTTATGTAGTCTTATGGCGTCTAGTAGTGTTGTCATTATATACTCCAGTTTTCTCTGTTCATAAAGATAGACAATATCTCCTTTGAGATACTTCTCTTCTGGTCTTTGATAAGAGGTTTAGATGCAGCATCTTTATAGACTGCTTCGATACCCATCAAGCCAGGGGTTGAGTTCACTTCAATGAAATACGGTTTATCCTTATCTCTGTTTTTGGCAGGAATGAAGTCAACACCGACAATCATTCCATCCACTGCTTTTGCTGCCCGAATTGATTCACTTATCTCCAATTCAGTCAACTCATGTATCTCTGGTTCAGAACCTTGGGATACATTACTTCTAAAGTCATCACTGATAACAGGGCGTTTCATTGCACCCAATACTTTTCCAGCAACAACGATAACTCTTACATCGTAATCGGTCTTAATATATTCCTGTAGAATGATATCTACATATTCATCTTCTCTGTATAGTAGTTGGATAACACTGTGAAGAGACTTTAAACTCTCAATCCACATAACACCAACGCCTCTAGAACCAGTAGATGTTTTTAGAATCATAGGGAACTTGTTTCCGAGTTTCTCTGCTGCATCTGCAGCCCCTTCTGCGTGTCTCACCAATACTGTAATTGGTGTATTAAAATCTTCTTGTTGGAATACCATTTGGTTAAACCATTTATCTCCACAGACATCGTGACATCTTGTAGAGTTAATTACTGTATAACCTTCATTTTCTAGATTATTAATTGTCACCCACCAAGAGCGGTTTCCAAGTTTTACTGTAGAACCCAAACCTCTTGCCATTACAAGAGTATCTTTTGGATTAATCTTAAATGGTTTGTCATACTTAGCATCTGACTTCATCGTAGGAAGTTCTGCCCGTCCTGTATCTTCAACAGGGAAAGAATATACTAACTTACTATCTCCATCAGATTCCATATAAGAACCAGAGAACTCTGCAAGAAAACAATCAATACCCATAGACTTTGCAGTCTTACGAATCATAGGCCCAGTTTCGTTAGGGTCTAGTGGGTCATCGTGTGATAGGATAAGAAGTTTGTACTTCTGCTCTTTCTCTTCTTCTGTAATGAAATTTGAAAAGGATTGTGTCACTAGTCTTCTCTCTTCTTACCAATGTTGTACTTTGTCTCTAAAATCCATTCACTCTTTTCTTTGAATGCAATCACTTTGATTTGTGACAGGGGTGCTTTTGGCTCTGCACTTCCAACGATTTCAATCAATCCCCAATCACCTAATAGTGAAGCAATGGAGTTTCTACGAGATACATCATTCTCATTTAAGTTTGTGTCCTTACCGTCCAAAGCAAATAACTCTTTGAAGTGTACGATGTAATATCTACCTTGTTTGTGTAGGATATGACAGGACTGATATAACTTTTTCTCTTTACGAGAAGCGACACCAATTCTTGATAGTGTCTCACGAACCTTTAGGAAGTCATCAGGTTCTTTTAGTTTTACTTCCAGCATCTCTTCTGGACGCCATTCAATTTCATTCATTGTCTTCCACCTTTATTCAAACTATCTTTGATAGTCTTTATCTGTTCATTATCAAGTATTCGCAGAGCGGCTTTTGCTTTTTCATTACTATAACCAAAGTACTCTTTTACATACTCTAAATCTTTCAACTTGTCTCCTTTTACCCAAGGAGCATACCGTTTCTTTGACCTAATAGTATTTAGTAAAAACTCATACTGTAGTTTTGATGGTAGGTGGTGACGTTGATTCATCTCATTAACAAGCATGATTGTATCATTGAATGGTGCAAGACACTTGTTAATGATGAATGGTGAGTACTTCTTCTCCCACATAGGGTCATCTGATTCCATCAGATTCTCCTTTGTTTCGTTGAGAGATTTAAGATAATGCTTTAGTTCGTACCCACTCATTTGAAGTTCACCTGAGACATAATCTCAACCATATATGCAAGCATATTGATTTCTTGGTCTGCAACAAAGGCTGACTTGTAAGAATAGTCTGCTGTTGCAAGAACAAGATGGGGAACAGTTTGTGGTTGAACCTCATCATAAAGTGTATCATAGATATTACGATATACACGAGATGGGTCATTGTCCAGATTGTTAGCAATCCATTTACGAATGGACTTGAAGTCTTGCTCTTTGAGGAACTTAGTCAAGTCTCTCATATTCGTTTCAGACAGATTGACAAGGATACCAGCATCAATCATACCAGATGCAGAATACCTTTGCAGTTCGTTTAGAACTCTTCTCCAATCAGGGAAGTGTTTCTCTACGATACCAGCAACTGCCTTTGGTTCAAACTGTACTTGTTCTGTTTTAAGAACATCTTGTACACGATGAAAGAACTCACCAGCAAGTTTAGGTTTTTCAGAGGATGGGATACGAAACTCCACAACAGAACATCTACTGTGAAGTGGGTCAATGATTCGGTTTTTGAAGTTACAGGTTAGAATGAATCCACAGTTCTTGTGGAACTCCTCAATAAATCCACGCAACGCAGGCTGTGTAGATTGTGGATTGAGATAGTCTGCCTCATCCAATATTACAAACTTACGATTACCGTCCATAGAGACAGTAGAAGCAAAGTTCTTAATCTTGTTTCGCAGTACATCAATACCCGATTCTTCAGAACCGTTTATCATCATATAGGTAGCGCCGAGTTCAGACAGCATTGCTTTTGCAACGGTAGTCTTACCAACGCCTGGGCCTCCAGACAATAGTAGATTTGGAATATGTCCTTCATCTACAAAAGTCTGAAAGGTTTTCTTTAAGTCATCAGTAAGTACACACTCACTGATTTTAGACGGGCGGTATTTCTCCACCCATAACATCACATCATTCATTATATAGTTCCTTCTGGTTTAGGCAGCTTCGAGAGCAATAAAGTATTCGATAGACTTTGACACATTACTGAAATGTGAAATGCCCTTTGAAGATACTTGTACCTTGTAATCACCAGAAAGGAGTTTAAGATTTTCAACCTTGAAAAAGTATGTGAAGTCAGTTGGTGAGTTTTCACCAACCACGATACTAAAGTCATTAGATGTTTCATTCTTACGGTCAGTAACAGTAAGACTGATTTGACTACCGGCACTTCCAACAGTTCCTCTAAGAACTACATCTGGAACACCAAGTACAGCAGACGCTTTCAAGATTTGATTGAAAGTATCTTGCGTGAAGGTAAACTCCACATCAACAGAAGGCATAGTGATTTCTGTCTTTGGAGCAGTCACGATGGATGGGTCACTAAACATATAAGTTAGTTTACTGCCTC